GGACGATAGTTGGCGATAAACGCAACATCGACGCGGCCCAAGTCTGGTTTATGCCCCTAAAGGATGATGTTTTCTCGGCTTGGCTTATAAGCCAAAACCACGGATAAACAAAGATTCCTGCCGGCATCTACCTACGTGGAAAACAACTTCTAGTCCGGTCTTTGTAATTGACCATTTGTTGTCTTCATCTTTTACCGCACAGCCATTATCCCTAAGAACAATTAAAGCTCTTTCGGCATCGCTTGGCCTACGGAAGTACCCCATAAAACAGTCCGATATTTGCTTTGTATATACGGGACACCGTTTCATCTTTAAGAATGTCAGAACGGCGTAGGTACTTCCATAGTGCTTGAAAGTTATCTTTGGGCCTTCATACTTGACGTTTGGCCGCTCTTTTTTGGTTGACATGTGCGGCGCATGTTATTAGAAGGGCGATTCGTCAACAACCTGTCTATTATTTTTCTCTGTGACCTTTGCACTCTTCTCATCTATGCGTTTCATCATAAGTGATATACATTCCGAGAAGTGCTGCACGTCGGGATGGTACCTCACTGCGTCAACATTTATCTGATAAATATTTTGTCGATTCAATTTTGTCTTTGTAATTAAGCCCCTTGAAATAAGGCTTTTGATTGTCTTATCAATCATTGTCTCGGACAAATCTAAATAAACAGAGATTGCACGCTGCGTCATTGTCGGGTCTTCCATTAATGCAATAAGAACCCGGCCAGCTGTGGATAGAAGGCTTACCTCTCCATCATTGTGGTATCTAAATACCCGCTGTCTATCCAATGTTTCAAGCACTTTTTCTGCAAGAACATCTGAGTTTGCAGCTGGAGATGAGGACAGTGCAGTCTCAAGAGCTTTCCTAAGTTCTGCCGTGCGACTGTCGCCTCTCATGCTGGAAATACTACACAACGATGTCGCCTGTGGTGTAGTATCGGCGCGGGGCAATTGTGGTTTCACATGACGCTTCGCATCTTCATACCAGCAAACAAGAGGGAATATGCTCAAAGATATTCTTCAAGACATGGCAAAAGGTGTTTCAAATAAATTCTGTAAATTTGGGGAGATTTATATGTCCCTTGATGCAGAAACACAAGAAGCACTTTCATCAGCAATGGTAAGCGAGGCATCGACAATGGCAATCTGCCGAGCCCTTAAGGATGAGGGACACCCAATTGGACGTGAGCATCTTGGCAGCAAGCGAGACTGCTTCAAGTCAGCAGATGAAAACTGCTGTATTCATCAACATATCAAAGGTGGTTCAAAGTGACCAAGCCGAAGCTAAAAGACAGTCTCAAAAATATTGTGGCTGAGGAATCAAAAGCTGATAATCGCCAAAAGCTTCTCGGCTCGATTGCTGAACTTCTGGAGAAAAAGAATATCGATATCTCTGAAATAGGGGATATTAAGAAAGTTTCCATTTATCAGTCTCTTACAAAGGGGGATGATGGAGAGGCTGTGGTCCACGACCTAGCCGCCATTCAGTTTGCCCCCTCTTGGGACGAGGGTCCAAAGTGGCCAGTAATCCAACAGGGACCACAAATACAACTACAAAAGACAACGACAAAACCTCAGAGCACCTCTGGGTACAAAACTTGTATCGTTGTACCTGATATACAATTCGGCTTTTACCGCAATTTTGACGGCACATTAGAGGCTACGCACGACGAAAAATGTATATCAATCCTCATTTCGATGATAAAAACGGTCAAACCGGACCTCATCGTATGCGTCGGAGACAATCTTGACCTGCCTGAGATGGGCAAGTACATCACTTACCCCGCATATCAGCTGACAACTCAGGCATCTATTGACAGGGCAACCATGTTCTGCGCACAAATGCGCAATGCTGCTCCAGCCGCAAAGATTGTCTGGTTAGCTGGAAACCATGAAGAGCGCATGCCAAAGTACATCGTCCAGAACGCAACTGCAGCTTATGGTCTGAGAAAGGGAAATGCGCCCGATTCTTGGCCAGTTCTGTCAGTTCCGTACCTCTGTCGGATGGATGAATACGGCGTTGAATACAAGCCCGGATATCCGGCAGCTGACTTCTGGATTAACAAGAAACTGAGAATTATCCACGGAGACAGAGTTAAATCGTCCGGCTCAACCGCTCACGTATACTTAAATAACGAGAAAACCTCCGTTATTTACGGTCATATCCATCGTATCGAAACGGCATACAAGACGCGGGAGGACTTCGATGGACCCAGAACCATTATGGCGGCGTCCCCGGGGTGCTTGGCTCGTATTGATGGCGCTATACCTAGTACCAAGGGTGGAGTCGACCTAGACGGGCGGCCGTTAACTCGCCACGAAAACTGGCAGCAGGGTATCGGTGTAGTCACATACGAGGACTCAGGAGACCATAAGTTCTCCTATGAAGTGGCAACAATCTATAACGGTTGGACCATGTTTAGAGGCAAAGAGTACAAGGCTGAGTAATGACTACTATCGTCGGTTATCAAGGAGAGGATTTCGCTGTCATATCAGTTGATACGCGCATATCATCTATTGATGACCACGGTAGTACATATCAGGTATCTGTACTGGGGCCCGGATGCACAAAAGTGGCACAAAACGGGAAATTCCTCATTGGAGCCGCCGGCGATATGCGGGCAATCAACATTTTGCACCACATTTTCCAGCCGCCTAGCCCAACCCCCTCCCTGAAGGGCCGGAAGCTAGATGCCTTCATTACCCAGAAATTCATACCTTCTCTCATAGAGTGCTTTGATAGCAATGGGTACTCACCCCCAGAGAGAGACTCCAGTGAACATAAAGCCGAACAAGGCTCAACAATTGTGGCGGTAGTTAATGCGACTATTTACATTATCGAAAACGATTACGCATGGATGTCGGAGGCTTCTGGTCTCTATGCAACGGGCACAGGTTCGGCTTATGCTCTGGGAGCCCTCCAAGCCATCACTGGTGGGAAGAAGACGCTCACGCCACAACAGGCGAAAAAAGCCTGTCTGAAAGCTATCGGAATAGCTGCAAAATACGATTCTTACACTGGGTCTCCGTTCCAGACATTCATACAGGAAACTGAGAAGACTGCTCCACGCGTCATCAAAAAGCAATAATTCTCTTCTTTTTGACCACCCTTTAAATAAATTTATCTGAATTAGTGAAGCCGATAGGCGAACCTAACAAGAGGGTCGAAGGCTAGATGCGTGTATAAAAAGCGCCCCTCAATTTGCCGCCACGTTTCCAAAGGCAGTATTCGAATTCCCCCTATAGAGGTAGTACTAATCCATCCATAGGAATATCTATTGTGCTTAGATAAAGACCACCTACAAAGAGTTTAAAAGTAGGAAGTAGGCACAATAATGGGTAAATCAAAAAACCCAAATAATAGTTCTAAACCAGAAGAGGAACTGTATATTGGCAGTAAGGACTGGTTTGAACACGCAGCCTGTAAGGGAATGACCCAACTTATGTTCCCCAAAGAACATAAGGATATTACTTACATCGCAGAAGCAAGAAGGATATGTTCAGATTGCCCTGTTAAGAAGCCGTGCTTGGAGTATGCACTAGAGTTTCCATCAGCTGACATGCATGGAGTATGGGCCGGATTAACCAGTAGGCAGTTGGCGGCAGAACAGAGAAGACGTAAGATAAAACCAATACGACCAACACTGGCACAAATGTGGGGGGACTAATGATTGCAACAGGAACAATCGTCGCATTCCTCGTGGTTATCTACGTCGCGCTCAAAACGCTAAACGACTAGACAACCCGAATATTACAGGTCTTACAGAACTGCAGACCGGCGACATCTACTAGCTGCATGTCGCAACTCTTTTTACCGCATGGGGTAAGAATATCCTCACCTCGCATGTAGGCAGCTAGCGTCTCTTCCATCGTAGGGATAGAGAACTGAGCCGACCCTGCAGGCGGTATGCCTTTCTGATTGCGGACGAACTCAAGGACCGCAAATAGGACCAACTGATTAACGGATAACCCCTGCTCTTTGGCATAGTCAATTATCTCGTTCTTCTGGGAACCCAGTAATCGGAGGTGTAGCTCGGAATAACGGTTCGGAAAACGAGACTTTTCGTACTTCCGAACCATTACTCACATCTCAGACGAGGGTGTCGCGCTCAACAAGAGCAATGAGGTAATCAGTAAGCGTCAGGTCAACAGCCTCAGCCTGAGAAATCAGCTTCTGCTTGAATTCCCGAGACACCCGAAGGGTGAGGGTCGAAAATGGCTTATCTGACAGGGTGACCGGACGGCCTGGATTGCGCTTCATGACTGCTCCCTAGTGGATTAGCTGGTACCCGACGAATGATAGTGCAATTATCAGCGTGAGTCTAGCGAATCCGGTGAGACGGGGATGGTAGGCAACAGGCCATACAGCCACTATGCACATTCCGGCTAGAACTTCTCTCACTTGGGGCTCCATTCTCCACAGAAGTCGATATCTCTGGTCTGGCCCCAGACTACATCACGGGCAGTCCCTCTGGGCATGCCGATTATCGGTCTGGGAGCATAGCGATGGCAGTACCCCCACAGTTCGTCAAGCGAACGCCAGTAGCGACAGGACTTACACAGGTTGTCATCAAAAGCGCCGATTTCGGTAACACAGCCCAGAAAGGTCTCGTCCTCTAGCGGAATGAGGGAATCGGAAGGGCTGGAGATGGAAAACGAGCCAGATATTGTAGAACTGGAGGACGGAATGGAATTCTCAGGGGACGGATATACGTTTTCTGAATCGGTAGGCATTGTTGCTCCTCGCAAATGGGGTCGAAAAAAGGGCTGGAAGGCTTGCGCCCGTCCGGTTTTTTAAGAAATTTTGTACTTGTGTCGTTCGAGCTCTTCGACAACCTTGTCGTAAACGCGCACGAAGGCCTCGCGGTCTCCATTGGTGTGCATGTCATAGGCAGCATCACCGAGGCGCTCCAAAGTTTTAACTAGTGCTTCTGGTCTGGGTATTTCTGTTTGGGTACCAAAGTGTGCACTCTTCTGTATGGACATAAAAATACCCCAAGCAGAATACCCATCTAAATGTGGGGGCATTCCAGTTTGGGCATCTATTGTGGCACGGCGTACATCGCCTGGGCGTGGCATGAACTTGGCGTACACAGCCAGGTTGACGAATGCGTTCCATACGGCATCGGCCGGCAGGTCTCCTACGATAGAGAACCAAGCGCGGTATACAGATTTCTTGTCCTGCTCGAAGAGGTCTTCGTTATACGCGGCGTATGCCTGGTCGACTATCTCTTGTAGTTCTTCCTTGGTCATGGCCGCCTACCAATCCACCGAACCGTCTTCTGAGGGGAGATACCCCAAGAAGCGTTCGACGTGCTCTGCATCCCTGAGGATGAGCTCAATGTCGTTGTACTTGGTGTTGTTCTTGTTGCGGCCCATATGGAACTCGCTGTAGGTGCAACCCCTAATGGCATCTTTGCAAACATCTACCCCATAGAGGCTGATTGCATTGCCAATACAGATACTGCGTTTGTTGTCCAACGCGGCGACTCGTTTATTTAAAGTCGTTTTCCAGAAATCGAAAACTTCCAGGATTTGTTCCCGAGGAACATTTTTGGAATTCTCAATTTTTTCTTTCGTATTTTTTGACGGTCCTCTTCCCATGATTACTGATACTAACCTCTTGGAAAGACTCTTGTCAAAGAACCTAATCCGATTAGTCAAACCACGTAACAAACAGACTGACTCTGAATAGAGTGAGTTGTACCCCCTCCTTTGGAGGGGGGTTCGGGGGGAACCTTTTGCGATAGATTTTATGGGGCAGCACAAACTAGACCTCGTGATTACGGGTCGTAGGTGTCCTAGTTGGTGTGGGCCCACTAGTTTTGAATGTCATCAGAAGATGACAAGAGCTGAGAATAGCAGTGTCTTCCACCACCGTCAAGTAACTTCGATGGAAATCTTCGGATTTCCTGAAGCTGTCCGGATAGATTTATCTGAACTGGCGTGTGTGGCCGCCGTTCGCGGCGGGGCTTCTGAGATTGCATAGTTGCAATCTCACGCGGCGGGGCTCTGCTAATGTTGATAGCACCAAAGAAGGTCCCCCTTTCCCTTCAATGGTTGAGCCCCAGGTAGAGCAGCGAACGCGTTTGTAGGTGGCGCGGCCGCAGCTCCCTGGGGCTCTTTTAATTTTCTGGATTACTTAAGTTGTTCGAAGACGCGGCGGACGAGCTCGTCATCCGTCAATCCTGTTCTTTCTTCGATTTCCTCTTCCCATGAATCAAGCGCCTTTTGCACGAATCGCTTGTTGACGTAATTGGCAATACCAATGCCAAATGTTACGACGGCGGCCCCACCGACAGCATTCCAATAATCCACATCAAATGAGCGCATCCGTCCGGTGAACTGATTTGTGGAATAAAGGGCAAAAACGTCAGTGGCCCACCAGATGATGGTTCCGATTGCGAATACCTGGACAATCATCGCGATAATCAAAATTACGTACTTTTTCATTTCTTCTCTTTTCTGTGATTTTAACCGGCCGCCGCGCCGGCGCAAAATTTCCATTTTTCTGAATTATTGAGAAGCGAGCTCGAGAAGGAACCAGTCCATCTCAACCATCATCCCAATCGCGCAGTAGTTAATTACATCCATGTAATTATCGCGAAGTGATTCATTCTCCGGACTTGTGCCGCGCCGCATCAAGTTTTCAATTCTCGCGACTTTATCGTGTACTCGGACTAAGAGTCCCAGGCGGCCAAACCGGTTGATGTTGTCGTGGCCGTAATCTTTTTGCTTTTTTATCAGCACACTCGTGAGCTCATCCACCACCGCGCCGGGCCGCACGAGTGAATAATCCAAAATATTTGAATTTCGCGCGGTGTTGCGAGCTACCGCTCCGAGGATGCGCCAGAGTTCTGCGAATTCTTCAGAACTTAGGATGTCCTGGCCGGCCGCGCTCAATCCGACTTTTATCAAATAATCGAGCTGCGTTCGAATGTCTTCGAGCTTATCCATGGAGTACAGGTCCAGGGAATAAATCGCATAAACGCATCTGCGTGCCGCGTCATCCCAACACTCTGGCTCAGGGCCCTCATGCCAAAACAGCTTGTCTTCCACCACCGTCATGTAAACGTAACCTCCTCTAGAACGTTTTCGGATTCTTCTTGTGCATCGATGTCACCTGTGCGACGAGCTCTTCCATGAACTCCTCCCAAAGCTGATTGCCATCTTCTTCGGGCAGCTCTTCGAGCTGAAAAACTTTTTTCTGCAGCAGCTCACGAGAGACTGCAGCAAAAATTGTCTTTTTACTAGCAGTTGGGAACAGGACCGGACCGTCCGCCCCACCGATGGCCGCCGCGTCGACGTGCACAATTGTCACTGCGAACTCTCCGTCGGTACCCAGCAAAACCACATTTTCTGGATTTTCCTGAAGCGCCCGCAGCTCCGCCAGGAAATTTTCCCGCAGCTCTGGGTCGAAGTTGTTGAAATCTTCGAGATTCCGGGCCAGCTGTTCGAAGTCGATGGAAAATTCAGGGCCATCACCGGATGGGTTGTAGTTCACCATTTATTGCAACTTTCTGGTATCTGCGGCAGCTTACCGGCCGCCTGGTGTGATGTCAAACATTTCATTAAATTCATTTTTTGAGTAGTTGCCGGTCAAGCTATAAAAGTGAATTATTATCGCGACTATGGACAACAGCTCTAGATTCAAGATGTACTTAAATTCGCTAAAACAATTTACGGAGCGGGAAGGGCATTGTGGCGTGCCGGCCATCCACATCGAAATTTTTGAAAATTCCGAAGTAGCTCTGGGCGCCTGGGTTGGATACGTGCGGCAGCGCTATCGAAAAAACCAACTTTCCGAAGACCGCGTCCGGATGCTCCAGGAAATCCAGGGATGGCAGTGGGGCCCGCTTCGGCCAGGGCCCGCGACGGATACCCAAAGAAATGGAAATATTCTGAACATGCGTGCACGAGGAGCTTCGCTCCGCCAAATCGCGGACGAGTTCGAATTGAGTCGGCAGCGGATTCACCAGATTGTGAAGAATTCTGATGGCGCGCCGCAGCAATAATGGTTATCAAGGATTTCCGAGAAATCGTCATCGAGGGACTCCTCTTCCACCACCGATGGGAAGGTACCGCTCGCAGCCGCAGCCAATCAGTGATGAAACGTTAGTAAAAGTGGAAAAGGTATCTCTCTTCCTGGCCGGCATTGTATCGGTTCTTTTAATTTCTGCAACCTCCGCCGGCTTGCTAATGCTGATAATCGATGTCTTCCACCACCGTGGAATTACGACGGGTTCGCTGAGCTTCTGGGCCGCCCTGAAAATTGTGATTTTCGCGCGGCTTGCCTGGCTCATCGAGCGCGCGTTCAATCGTCAAGCTCTTCGCTAGTTTCGACAATGGTGAGCCCCGCCCCCCTCGGCGGCCAAGCACTGGATGGGTGATTGTTCATCGATTCGATGCGACGCTCGTGCACCTCTTGAACGGAGACCCACCGTCCCCCGTAGGGGAGGTTCAGGGTCTCCTTCTCTGAATCGGAGAACACGTCGGCCGAAGGCCTGTCGACCCAGCCGTCCTTGTTCGACCAGTACAAGTCGACAATCACGTCCTCAATCATCCACCCAGCCCGGGCCAGCGCCTTGAGCCGTGGTCTACGTGAGCCGTCAGTCAGCATTGTTCACCATCTCCTGATAGGCAGCCCAAGCTTCGTCGTCGTCTGGCCTGCCTAGGGCAGCCAGCCAATCTTCGTAGAGCGGTGTATCGCTCCAGATTGGAATCTCGTTGACGGCCGGCACCAGAACAGTGCGTGAGTTTTTCGACTTTTTCACTTTTCCTCCTCGAATGAATCAAAGCCGTCAAAGCACTCCATGTACTCCTGCTCATCAGCAAGGATGTTGTTGATGCGCTCCATGAGTGCGTTGATGACTTTCTCTTTTTCGTTCTTGACGCATTCGTGCCAGTCCTCATGATTCGAATCAGGTACTGCGAATGCAATTGTTAGTGCGTGATTGAATTTTGGATTTTCGCTCACTTGATGTCCTCCAGTTTCTTGTTGATTTCTCTTAGTAGGTATTTCACTTCTTCTTGTTCTTCGTGTGTGAATGCGTCGTTGTCGACAATGAACATTGATGCGATTGTTGCAGTAATGCAAGGAACAACTATGAAGACCGCAGTGAACACAAGAGAGATGCCTGCAATCCTACCGACAATCGTGTGAGGGTACTGGTCTCCGTAACCAACAGTTGTGAACGTCATGAACGCCCACCACAGTGAATCTCCGAATGAGTTGCCTTCAGTTGCTGAGTAGACGAGAGCACACGCAACATACATTGTCATTAGAAATGCGACCGCGATGATGATTCGTTTTTTCATTTTCTCCGTTCTTCAAAAGCTTTGGATGAAGTCCGCCATCGATGGCCACACAAAATGACCAAAGCATGACCATCGATGACGAACAGTCCGCTGAGGTGCTAACTCCATAGTCACCCCAGCGGTGTCACGTCAGAGCACCGGAATCTCCGATGAGTCTGACGTGGTGCTCCACCGTGAGGAAAGGGACTCACGGTGGAGCAGAACGTCATGCTAGTTCCTGTCCTGTCGCTTCTTTGTACGCCCACTTGAGTTGATGGGGCCACTGGGACTTGCCCTTGTTGCCACTCTTCATCTTCTTGAGTTCACGCACTGCTTCTTCGACATACGGAAGAACGATGATGTTGTTCTTCTTGCAGAACATGATGCACTGCATTGCGAGAGCATCGGTGTAACCACCCATTGGTGGACACACGCCCCCGTCAGTCACCCAAATGATTGGAGACGATGAACGTTGACGATGCTCCACTGCCCACTCAAGTGCAGGGAAGTCGACACCATTGCCGTGTCCGAATTCGGGAAGTTCTGCAACCATGCGTCCCTTGTCTGCGACGACCCACATGTTCGGTGCGCCCTTGCAGTGGTCTTTGTCGGTGTAGACAGCAACCGTTGCCCCTGGTGCATTCTCAACAATTGCACGAATTTGGTCGTGGTTGAATGACATGGAACCTGAACCGTCGATGATTACGACGCCACCGTTTCCACGTGTCACCTTGTCGAACACACGCTTTTCAGGGTCAGTGAGAAGTCGATGCATGCGACGTGGAGCCTTGCCCATGTTCGATGCGATGCGCTTCTTTCCGATGTTGCCCTTTGTGTGCTTCGGCATCGGACAATTCTCAACGACGAGTTTGCCCCATGCAGGAATGCGCAGAGTCATTTCAGACGGAGTGATTTTCGGATAGGGCTTGCCAGTAGCACTGCCGACCTTTGGCATCGCACCCTTGTTGGAGTGCCTACCACCATGCTCTGCATTGCTCTTCTTCTCGCCCTCACCATTACCTTCGCCTTCTCCTTCGCCCTCGCCACTTGCAGACGACTCTTCTTCTTCGTCTTGCGGTGGAGTTGCGCAGAGTCGGTCGACCCATTCTGCGATGCGTTCGGTGTGAGAGAAACCGAATGGGAAGAGTCCACTACCCCTGTCGACTTCCGTCGATGCGAGAGTGCGAGTCTTGTACGCCTTCTCCATTTCCTTCACTGCTCGCTTGGAAATGTCAGCAAGGATTTCTCCCCACTTGCGATTGTGACGACGAACGCCATTGAGGAAGGCCTTGTTCGACGCAGTGCCAGCGGTTGCGAATGACATGCGCACTGCACTCGTCCAGTCGTTCGTGCCAGCACAACGCTCTCCGTCAGCGGTCTCGCCACCGTCCATGAGGTTGCCCTTCACGTCGAATCCAGCCTTCTGACACAGGAAGTTGACACGCAGTTCTTCGACAACAGTCATCGACTCCTTCGATGCAAACTTGCGGTCGACCCACTGCTTCCAGTCTCCAGCAGGGGAGACCTTGGCATGCATCATCTCATGCGCACGAATGCAACGAGCGAGAGCCGTATCGTGGGCAGGTACTTTCATTTCCCTGCCCACAATGTCGGTGTAAGGCTCGCCACGACGAGGGTTGCAAGTGTCGACGTTCCACCGACCATGCTCCGTGTCGCTACGACCAAGCATTTCGGGTTCGACCATGATGCCGTTCATCACGAAACCTTGTCGACTGCGATTGCGTCAAGAATCGACTCTGCTCGCTTGCCGAACGTGAGTTCAGCGGAACGCTTGTCACCAAGTGCCTTGCGGAGTTTGTCAAAGTCAAGGAATGCTCGCAGAGAGATGCGACGCTCGCCTGCATCAGCCATGCGCACTGCGTAGTTGCGCAAGTCGGGAGACAAGCGGAGCAGAGCGTTCGGATGCGGAGTGTTGATGCGGATGCGAATCGGGAAACGGTCAGCGAGAGCGGTGGGAAGTTCTTCCATGTTCTCAATGTTCGTTGTCATGATTGCAGAGAATCCCTGACGGGGACGGTGGATGCGTCCGTTCTCAGGATTCTCCCACGATGCCGATTCGGCAGAGTCAAGCATTGCCAGCAGAGTGGCGAACACGTCGCCACCAGCCTTGTCGACTTCATCGACAATCAGTCGACCGCCGACAACACCGTTGCCTTCCCATGCTTTAACAGCGGAGCCGTAGTTCCAAGTGAACGTGCCACGCTCGTTCGGCATGAATGCTCCAGTTACTTCGGAGTTGGTCATGTCCTCGGTGCAGACGAGACGGTAAGCACCGCCTTCAACGTTGCCCATGGTGAGACCAGCGTAGGTCTTACCGATGCCTGACGGACCGTAGAGGATGACACGGTCGATGCCATTGTTGAGACAGTCCTCAAGTGCCTGCCAGCACTCAGGAAGGGTGGATGTGGATTGGTTGGTCATTTCATTTGCCCCTTTCACGGGCTAGGTGGTTAATACGAGATTCAATATACAGGTACGTGCAACCTATCTCAAAACTACTTCTCAGCCTCTCTGTCGGCCTTCGGGTCACGGATTTCCCATATGCCCTTCTTGACCTTACGGAAGTGCGGAGAGTCTTGGAGAAACTTGAGAACGGTGGGGTAGGAGAATCCGGCCACTTCGACCAGTGCTTCGGTGGTGTACTGCTCGAAAAGCTTGTCCTTCGTCCAGTCGATGAATGCGTCGTACTTGTCTGCTCGCTTCTCGGCCTTGAGTTCAGCGACTTCTTCCTCGGTGATGTTCATGTCGCACCAGTCTGAGACCACTTCGACAATCGTGGCCTCATTGACACCGTATGCACGGAGAGTGCGCAATGGGCTTCCCTTGGAACCTTCGTTATGCCAAACGAGCAAGACGTGCATTGCTCGCTCGTACTCGGACAGAGCAAAACGCTCTTCCTTCGGAACGGAGAAAACGTCTCCGTGGGTGGCAGAGGCTCGCCCCCACCTATCTCGCATCTCAATCTTGATGCTGTCTGTTGTGATTGTTGTACTAGGCACTCAGTGCCCCCTTTCGCTATGTATCAGTATCACTCTATCGGGTCGTGCAATCTATCTCAAAGTCTCTTCCACCACCGTGATGTTAGGTCGGCCTAACGCTTGTGCCACACAATGAGTGCGAGCGCAATTGTTGAGGCCGCAATCATTGCGGACGCAACAGTTCTGGCGGCGAGCCCCGCCGGCCTCCCCGCGCAGCGGGGCTCCGGAGCTGACTAGGGAAGAATGTTTGTCATTCTGAGAAGACCGCGCCGCGTCAAGGACTGACGCATGATGGCGACTGCCCTGAATAGGTCAGACATTGTGATGCCCCACTCCACAATCTGGTTGTCGAAATACCCAGCATCCATCTCGTCGTAGATGTTGACAATTGCATCGGAGCCTGTGACGCCCAGAACGAAATAGTTCTCCTCCAGAATGTTGGCAATTTCCTGCAAACTCATTTTTGTCGTCACTTGTCGCTCCTTCGAATTTTCACAGTTGAGTAGTGAGACCAAACGTCTACGTCGTCATGACTGAACGTTGTCCCACTGATGATTGGCATTTCTGTGGTGGGAAGTTCACTCACGTCCGCACGTGCTTTCTGTCGCATGTCCCTCAAGTCCTCAAGGCACGACAAAATGTCTCCAGTAGATTCCCAGAAATCTATGTCGCCATCAAGGTTCTCGAGACTGTATGAATGAGAAAGCATCGAATCCATCATGCCTTTTGCATAGTGAACTACCGATGAGAGGCAATGGAATAGGTCGTCAAGAACTTCCTGAATGTTCTCTTCTATCGACTCAGCCATTCGCTTCCTCCTGAACCTGAATGAAGATGTTTTCGAGATGGGGACCGTAGTCCTCTGTCGACTTGTTGCTGTAGTAGAAGTCGTCAATCATGTTGTTGAGAACGTCGTAGGGGTCCAGTTCGTCTGGAACTGACAGTTTGACAATGATTTCTTTCACGGGATTCCCTTTCCTAGTAGATGTAATTCAGTGTACAGAGTCGTGCAACCTATCTCAAAAAGTCAGTCGTTATATGCGCCCTTTTCGAGAAGACCATCATGGACCCAATCCCAGATTTCTTCAGTCATGTGGTTCTCTTCATACTCGTCCCACTCTTTGACGACCTCTGCCCACTTAGATTCGTTTGGCAAGTCAGAGGAGTCCTCGTCCCATACACGACTGAACATGGAACGCTCCCACCAATCAACGATGATTTCTTCGTCTGGGTTGAGTTTCTGGAGCATCTCAATCACTGTCTTGACCTTCACAACGAAACTCCTTCATTCAGCATTTTTACAGCTCTTTCTACTGCCTTACCGGTATCTTCGAATGTGTCTACGTCGTAGATGGAATAACACTGAGCGCAGACATAGAGGCTACCTTCCCAGAGTCCATCCAACACTGGTTCCACTGGAGTGCCATCTTTCATGCAAGCGTAGAAGCCATCTTTGTGTGGTTCGTTTCCGCACTGGCAGACAAGCCAGTCTGCAGTCGTCTCTCTCAAGTTCAGAGGCATCTCTATCACCACCCCACCTTGTCAGATTCTTCGGCAATGTTGCTCATCTTGTTGTTGCGCCATTCTGACTGGGTTTCCCAGTATGCGTTCATCTGCTCTTCCGTTGCGTCATCTGGCATCTCTACGTCGTAGTTGCAAGGCTCAAAGAATTCGGAGAAGAGAATCTCTCCAGCCTTCATGACCTGACAGCCAGCAAAGAACCCAGCCTCTTCGTCGTAGTCAAAACCAAAGCGCAGATTCGGGAACATGGCAGAGATTTTCTGGTGAGCCTCTTCACCACTTCCCCACGGCAAGTCGTAGACGTAGACAGTCTCCCAACGACCGTTGCCAAGTTGTTCCAGTTCGGAATCAACGAACGTGTGGCAATCGCCCCACTTGACGCCCCAGTTGTCGTACTGCCACGCATACCAGTCGGTGGCTCCGTACTTGTCCATCATGTCCTTAGCGAGGTCAGCCTGCTCCTCACGGACTGGTGAGGTCACCTCAAAGAGTTCTTTCGGGCATGGAATGAAAGACTCGAAAATCTTGATTTCCGTCTTTGACATCATCGGAAATGCTCCGACGAGTTCCTCTTTCTCCTCTACCAGAATCTTGGAGATGAAGTCCTTTACATCTTCTTCGGTTCCAGAAACAGCCATCCGTGTATTCGTCCAGTTCGGCATTACAACCCTTTCGTAGTAGTTGTAGACAGCATACTGGGGCGTGCAACCTATCTCAAAGTCGTTCTTCCGCCACCGTCACCTTGACATGGTGATAAGGGGGTGTGACACGAAAACGTAATGTGCCATCAGAAAAATCGATTTTCTGAGAAACCCAAAGAACCCGCCAGGGGAGCCCCGCAGTGTCACTGCCCCGAACGGGGCTCTTCCGGATGAAGAAGGCCGAAAAATCGGCCAACTTCACCGGCTACTACTACTTAGCAGGGGTCAAATCTTCGATGAACGCCAGAGAGGCTGCTTCACCTGCGTAGAAGGACACTCCCAACACGCCCATCACATCAAGGAGGAGGGAGTGCGTAAGCTCCTCAACCTCATCGATTTGTTCGAGGATTTCTGCTACCAAATCCTTTGCAACTAGTGCTTGGTCTAGAGGAATTACCACTTGTTCAATCTGTTCCATTTCTTCACCCCCTCACACAAGTTCCCAAGAGTCTTCGCCATGGACAAGGCCGAGACCCGAACCCTTGTCCCAATTGGCAAACACCGTGCCAGTATCGTCTATGAAGTCGATGACACCCTCGTCGCCTGACTTTAGGTCGGTGTAGGGGTCTGACGTGTAGACAAGTCGAATCCGCTTGCCGACAAAGTTCTCCCTCATTGCCTTGACCCGTTCGGGGGACATCGTTCTCATCACGCCACTTCCATTTCTTCATCTACGGGGGTGTTTTGGACCTGCACCCAATTCGGTTCGGGGTCTTCCCAGCGGAAGAATCCAAGAATCTTGTCGTCGTAGATTCGAATGACCATGAGGCCTGCCTTGGCGATTACGTAGATGAACTCGCACCACGAATCCTTGTAGTTTTCGGGGGTGTACCACTCGCTGGGGTCGGCTTGCTCCGTGTTTCCTGCAATTCCGTAGCCTGCGACGACTTCCCATCGACTCTCTTCGGGGGCTTCATTTGCCTGCAACGGGCGCACGACTGACCAGTAGAAATGGTCATCCACGAACGTTTTAGAGGCTTGCTCCCAACCGTCTCGCTGAACGATTTCCCAAATCGATGCGCCTTGATGAGATGGGTAACCATCCCAATGGGCGTAACGCCCTGCCCATGAGTCGCCTTGGGCTTTGGCGATGATGCTTCGTGTGGACATGTCAACCTTTCATTTCGTAGTAGTTGCATAACACTTTACAGGTCCGTGCAACCTATCTCAAAAATCGAATTTTCGGACCAGGTAAGCCCCGCTGTGCGGGAAGCCCTGACGGGGCTACCGGAAGAAGTGGGGTGAGGCGTTCCCTTTCGGGAACTACCCCACCCCGACTCGTCAGAGGTTCTTCGACCGAATCAGGAAGTCCTGCAAGGCTTCCGCAAGCGGTCCTGTCGCCTGTCCCCCGTCGCTAATCGGGTTGTCCGACTCGTCTTGGAAGCGGAGAACGCTTGCCATTCCGTCAAGACTGGCGCAAACCATGAGACGGACACGACGACGTTGTGGGTGACTCGCAGGCGTAGGACCGTCAAGTTCCCCGTCGCTATTCAGGGGTGCTGCCCAACCGCAGGTGACGAGTCCAACGACGTTGTACGACGCAACCTTTGCAAAGTTGTCCTCGTCGTCAAGAAGCTGATAAACGTCTCCGTGGCTAGCGATTTCAGGGTTGATATCTACAACCTTGTCACCGTCAGTCTTAACACCGACGAGCATGGCTCGGTCAAGGTTAAAACCTTCTGCCTCGCCCTTCATTGAGAACGCAAGGTGAATCACGTTCTCAACCTTCTCGGCTATCTCCAATGTGGTCATTTGTTCCCTTTCGTAGTAGGTGTTTGGAACGAGATACATATTACCAACCCGTGCAACCTATCTCAAATCTCAAACTTCGCCCCGAAGGTGCCGGTAGAGCCCCGTTCCCCTGTGGTGCGGCGCGGGGCTCTAGCTGCTGGAAAGCAGAAAGGGTGGGGGTCACACTCCCCCACCCGTTCTGTCAGGCTGAGACCTGTTCGGGCTGGAAAAGGCTCACTTGCCCCAAGTCTCGGGGGAAGAGCCCTGCGTCAATGGAGCGAGCGAGGGCTGGGTCTCGTTGCACCGAGAAGAACATCGGAAGTCTCAAGACCATCTTGCAGTCCCCGACCGAGAGCGAGCCTTCCTTGTCCATGACTGCCACGAAATCGTCGTAGTTCTCATAGTCATTGTGGAGCGTGGAGCGACGAAGAGCGAGGTAGTGGTTCTGCGTCACCAAGTGGCGCACCCAGTCCTCGTTGTCATCGTTGAATGGGTCAAGGGTTGTCCCTGCGTCCACGACGACGTAGCCGTGGGTCTCATTAGCCATTTCCGCAATGCGGTAGTTGGTCTTTTGTGAGCCTTCTGCGACGATGATTCGCACGTGGCTCCTATCTGTCAGGACCGACATAGCGTCGTCGTTCAGAGCAATGAGAGTGACTGTCTCACGCTTCTCGTTGGCGAGCCAGCAGGCAAAGCCCACTGCAGAAGTGGTACAACCCACCCCGCCCTTTACTGACTGGAAAACATGGACTCTGTTCATCCGCACCCCTTTCAGGTGTTAGTAGTTTTGAACGAGAACATCATATCCCCCCGTGCAACCTATCTCAAACTGTCTTCCACCACCGTCAAAGAAAGTTATCCACAACCCCTCGCACTTTTCCACAGCCTGTGGATAACTTTGTGGAGAAAATGAAGCCCTGTGGATAACTCCCGGGAGCCCCGCGTCATCCTGGACCCACCGGGGCTCGCGTGCAGAAATCAGAGAATCCAGCAACCATGGTTTTGAGATAGGTTGCACGACTCGCTACTATGTAAACGTCTCTACTGTCTACTACTGAAAGGAAGATAGAGATGTCCATCACATCCCACGAATTTGACGTGCTTGCACTGGGGACCAAACTCCCCAATGGGGCAACGGTCATCTGGTGCAACAAGGAAGGAGAGCGGATTATCGGGGAGCAATACGCTTCTTGGACTGCTCTCTGCCACTGGGAAGGCAACTACCACCCTTACGTGGTGTGGCGTGTCTGCGCTCTTCCCGACGGCTGGTACACCGAACAGGGTGACTACTACAAGACCGAAGACGAGGCTTGGAAGGGGTTCAGAGACAGGGCGTGAGTCCTGTCTTCCCCTCTAGACCGAGGCGCAGGCGGTCAGGTACTTTTTCCTTTCTCCCTGACCATCGAGCGACTTGGAAGGGACCGGAGCCAATATCCGCAATTGGCTCCGGTCCCCCAATCTCCAGCTGAGCCCCGCGAGCGGGGAAAGCCCAACGGGGCTCATGGCAGGGGGCGTGTTTCTGATTTTGAGACAGGTTGCACGACTTGATACTATGTAACCGTCCTACTACTACTAAGTCACCGAAGGGGGTGAAACACATGACCAAAGCACTTTCCACCGCTGGAAAGCAGTACGTTGCCGCTCTTGAGGCGTTGGCGTCTGCCGAGAAAGCCGTTGCAGTCGCTAAGGAACTCCTGACGGAAGCCGTCGCAGAAGCAGGGGTGAACGAAGTGACCGTGGACGGAAAGAAAGTCGCCCTGATTACGGCAGTCCGTCGCAACTTCCTCGTGGAGAAACTGAAGGGACTCGTCACCGCTACCACGTTTGAGGCAGTCACCAAGACTGCCGTAGAGCCGAAGGCGTTTGACAAAGCCCTGAAGGCAGGCGACATTTCTGCCGACATTGAGGAAGCGGTAGTCAATCCGACTCCGTACACTCGCATCGTCGTCACCGACGTTGCAGAGGAAGCCTCAGTCGCAGTCTGACGGTGACGGTGGGGTAGGCGAGTCCTGCCCCACCAACCGCAGGCGAGAGCGTCGCAGGCTGGCGTTCACGTCGTCTATCTTTCGCCATACTTCCGACAGCATGACCGCCAGTTTCTCTTGCCGGACTGCGAAGCCCCGTTGCCTTCGTTCGGAGAGTTCATCGGTCATAGACCGAGATTACCAAGCGGGGCTCGCGCGGGCGGTGATTTAGAACTTTTGAGATAGGTTGCACGACTTGGTACTATCTAAGTGTCCTAATCAACTACTACGAAAGGGAAAAGGACATGAGCAAGTCACTATCGGTAAAGGTGAGTACCGCCAAACTCATCAAGGCATTGGAAGCCTCTCTCGCCAAACGAGAGAAGGAACTCTCCGACTACGAGAAGGCGCACGACAAGTACGAGAAGGAACGCAAGGAGTTCATCAAGAACTTGCCGTCGCTCATCGGAACAAAGAGCCTGACGCTCAAGGACACAAACTTTAACGAACGAGGCTGGAGGTCGGAACTTCCCGAAATCAGTTTCATTTTCACCTTGAGTCCGTCAGTCAAGATTCCGACAGCACCCGAAGCCGTGTCCTATCACGTTCGCAACGAGTGCGACGAAATCCGCAACGCCATCGCCATTCTCAAGATGACCGAAGACGAAGTAGTTAGCACGAACACCTACAAGGGTGTCGCTCAGTACCTCTAGGGACTACGACCTGAGCAAGTCGCTAAACTGCTCACCCCCGTGCGGTTGGCGGGGTTATTCTGTCCTCTTGTGGGGAGAGGCGACCCAACCGACCCCATACCCACGACCTGAGCAAGTCGCAAAAAGGCTCACCCCACTCCCAGAGCCCCGGCACCGTAGGGAGCAAGACGGGGCTCCGGTCAGCTCCATCATTCTCATTTTTGAGATAGGTTGCACGAACCGATAGAGTTACTGCCATGAGAAAAGGAACACAAGAAATATCCGACGAACTTGCCCAGTTGATGAGCGAGAGCATTGACGCTGGCTACAAGTTCTTTACACCTGCCACGATGTCATTTTTTGACAGCATTGTTCACGGAGACCTGCACGAAGGGTTTTTCATCACTTCAGAGCAGAACAACAGCGTTTGGGGTGGAGAACGTCGTTTCACCATTCGTCACGCCGAGTCCCCTAAGGACATTTGCACCGCTAGCGAGTTCGGGGAGTTCAGCACATACGAAGAGGCTTTAGAAGCCTTGACCAAGAGTGGGGAGTACCTCTAATGGGTCTTGACAACATTCCACACGCCTACCCTTGCAAGAAGCAGGGAACTGCCGTGATGACGCCACGCATGGGCAAAGACGGCAACCAACTGACAAACGATGACGGCTCCCCCATGTTTTCCATTGACTGCGAGGCGACCTACAACGCTGGAGGCTGTCCCTACCGCAACGACTTTGACAAGTCTGGTCTTTCTGGTGGAGCGGTCTACGGAATGTTGGGAACTGACTGCTGGTATCGGGGAAAGTACGGCAACTACCTCGTTGAGCGGTTGGGTATCTACGACGAGACCGAAGGACTCTCGTTTTATGGCGCATTGGGCGACAACAGTCACAAGTCACCGCATGAGTGCAACCTTCTAGCCGACGCAATAGAAGATGCCCTGAATGACAGCGGAGACGACCTAGACGAAGATGGAAACTCCCTGACAAAGGAGTACGCCTACGCCATTTGGTATCTCCGCTGGTCAGCCCTGAACACGGAGGGTCTGGACTGCTGGTACTAAGTCCTCTTCCACCACCGTCAAAGTTCTAGCACCCCCACCACCCCCACCCTCCCCCCTTTCGGGGTGGGGGTTTGGTGTTTCCCGACTTCAGCGTGACGCGGGGCTCTTGAGCTGCGGGGCAATCTTCCGTAGCCCCGGGCATCGGGGGTCGATTTTGAGATAGGTTGCACGAACTGATAAAGTACCTAGTGCCAAGACAGAAAGGGGCAGAGATGCCAAAGGCAGTCAAAGTAACTACTAGCGGTGAGGTTGAGGTAATCGACCTTTCCAACGAGCGGTCGGGCTACGAGACCATTCGTGAAACGGTCGGTGGACTCATCGACGCGGTGAATGGTGAGGACTTCACCGTTTACGTTCACGACGAGGGACTACTCATCGGACTCAAGGCAAACGCAATAGCGTCAGTCCTGACTAATCGCCTCATTGTGGGCGATGTTCTCATCGTCGGGAACCGTGACAAGCAAGGCAACTACGACGGGGAGAACCACGACGTGCCAGCCATGTTTCTCACGGGGAACTTTCAGACACGGGTCAGGGAACTGACAGCAAACGAAGAACTCCAAGCGACGCTAGACATGATGCGCCTGCAAATGGGGTTCGACCTTCCACTCCCCACCGAATGACCGAAAGGTTGCCTGCCGAAAGGTGGGCAACCAATCGGCCCGGAGCCCCGACATGCCCACAAGCGAAGCGGGGCTCGCGAGGCGGCCTGAGCCGGCTTTTGAGATAGGTTGCATGGGGCGATACAATAAGAGACATGAAAACGGAAGCACCTATTGCAACTAGCGAAATTACTAATTCCTGCACCTGCACGTTCTACAACGAAGAGACCGACGAATTTTTCCCCACCGATTATTGCTACGGCGATTGTTGGGAAGATTCCGTTGGGTTCTTTGCGGAAGTCACGAAAGAGTTTCGTGAGTCGAATGAAACGGGTTGGTGGCGAGTCGAAAACTTGCGCCTATGGAATGGCGAGGTTGGTGGACTCTTCCACGCTGACAAGGTACAAGACTTGTTGGGGGGCATGACAGTCCGTGGCGAATGGACGATGAACTACCGAGTCTTTGCCGACCGCATCGAATACTCCCTCGCCCACCACGACGCACCTACGGGTAGTGCCACCGTCTTGTGGCCAGTATCGGAAGACAACCGACAAGATTGGGGACTCTTCTAGTTTTGAGATAGGTTGCACGTGTTGGTATGATTATCCCATGACAAACACCGAAATGACCTACCTCAACTACACCAAGACAGTCATGGGACTGATTGACGACATTCTCGCCAAGCCTGCCCGAAAGTCATGGTCGTACACCTGCCCTGAGTGTGAACAAACATTCACCGACCCCGAAGAGGTCGCCTACGGTCACGATTGCGAGGCGTAGGCAGTCTCTTCCGCCACCGTCAAGTTCTCCGCCACCCCTGCCCGCCCCCACCCCCACGGGCAGGGGAAGGCGTGAGTCCCCGACCCGACCGCCCCACGGGAAAGCCGGGGCTCCGCCTCGCCAAGACGACCTGCGCCGAGAGCCCCGCGCGCGACCCAATTTTGAGATAGGTTGCACTGCATGATATCATGTCTATACAACCGAGAGAAAGGGGTGGCAAATGGCCACTTTTGTTGTTGTTGTTTGTGCGCGTCTCACGACCCTTGAGGCCGTGGCGCTGAAGTATCGCGTAGACGGGCGCAAAGTGCGCACCGAGCGCGAGATTCGCCGTAGCGCGGTGTCGGCCGTACTCGCGCGCGAAGACGGTCCCTACGATATCGGCGCGGTTCTTTTTGACCCGACCGAGTGGGAAGTCACGGCGGCCATTGAGCGTTGCTATTGCTAACGGGAAGGGAGTCCCACCCTACGGGGTGGGTAGTCCCCTTCCGGAGCCCCGACACTTGGCGCAACATGACGGGGCTCGCCACGCGGCGGGTTGCGATA